TGATATAAATTGTGCATGTTTACCTTTTGAAAAATTAGACATTTGGATAATAAGTTTTTGGTGTTATGTAAGAACTAGATGATGAGCCATCCTCCGCTAAAGCTCTTTGTAATTCATCTTCGTATAAAAGTTTCATTTGTTGTGTCATTTCGGGTTTAAATTTTTGCGATAAATAATAAGCTAAGCCTGATGCCATACATGGTACAAATCTGTAAGGTACATCTGTTGCATTAGTATAATCACCAACATCTTGTATTCTTTTTACGTAATAATAATTAATAAAATTACCTGCTTCTGTTGAACCAGGTGTTAAGTATAAAGTGATTGTAACTTTATCTATAAATCTTTGTACAAAGTATTGTGAAGGCGTTCCTTCAGATGTTTTATTTGAAAGACCTTGATATGTAGATCTGTTTATTTTTGTAAGAGGTGTATCAACACTTGAAGAATTTCTGTAAACAGCTTCTAATATATCGTCAACACCATAAACAGCGGTAGCACTAGAAGTGCCATCATCTGTTGATCTAAACATTGTATATGTTGCTTGACCGTCAACTAATGTAATTGAATTATTTGCTACTTCCCAATAGTGAAGACCTCGGTTACCCCACTCTTGAAACATAATATTAAGAGAACGTCTGGCCATACGTAACTGATTACCAGATACACTTTGCATACCTATTCGTTCATAAGACTCTTCTATAATCTCATCTATAGCAAATGTCTTGTCGAACGTTGTCGTTCCTGAAGTAGTATTAGCCATTTAGTCTCCTTACTTGTCCAATATAATTGTAGCAACAGCGTTTGAAATTGCTGACACAGTCATACCACCTTCAAACAAAATACCATCTTCTGCTAAATTATACGAAAAAACATCCCCAGCTGGAACATCTACTTGAAACTGTGTAACAGAATTACCGTCTTGTAAAGTTACTGAACCTGCTGATCCAGTTGAAGAAAGAATAATTCCTCTTAATCTTGTTCTACCTCCAAAGACTAATGTAGCATCTGTTTTTCTAATTGCTTTTACGTCTGATTTCATTATCCTGTGTATCCTATTGTTACAGAAGTTGTATTAGTTAAATCTAAATACACTCCATTTTTAAATCTTATACCAGAGCCAGGAACAAAAATATCACAACCTTCTGTTCCAAAACTTGATTGAAACTCTAAAGAACCTGTGTTGTCTGTTCCATCATGTAGTTTAACTGTAGAACTAGCTACTCCAGCAGCTTGAATATAAGTTACTCTACATGGTCCTAAATTTATAGAACCACCTGTTATAGTTTTAAATCTACCATCTGCTGTCAGAGTGGTAAATTTTTGATCGCTTGAAAATGATCCGCCGCCTGCCATAATTTATCTCCTTAAAAATTATGTGGGGCCGAAGCCCCACACTAATTATTTATTATGCTTCTTTAGCAAATACACCTTGTACGTCAACAACTGTCCAATGCGCTGTTGAGTTTAAAGATGCACATACTACATAGTCACCAACTTTTGATGTTGCTTTTGTATTAATAAGATCTTTGTCGTCTGTTAAAGATCCAGCATACAAAATACCATCAGCAGCATTTGGACTAATAGTTAATGTATTAGTTCCATCTTGACCTGTATTTACAAAAGTAAATACTCTTCCGATAGAAATTGCAGGTAAAGTAAATACAACACCATCAGTTGATGATGTGAAAGTTTTACCAGAATCGCTATTTGCTACTGTGTAGTTAGCTGATTTGTTTTCTAGATTGAATCCAGTTAAACCTGCTTCGTTGAATTTACCTTGCAGAACTGGTCCTCTAAATAGTGTTTGTGCCATGTTTATATCCTCCTAGTTTTCCGAACATAGTCTCTAGGCCGTCGACTATACGCGTCTATGTTCTAATTAAATGTATAGTGTGTATTTTATAGCTTAGTTTTGTAAGAAGTGCAAGAGAGCCTTAATAGAAAGTGCGATTTCAGCGATGTAGCGTTTTTTGTGTTACGTAGCTACAGAAACGTCAGGTGCAGCGTCTTCTATCTTATTAGTCTGTTGAGCAACTTGTGCTTCAGCTAATTTGATGTGACTGATGACTTGTCTAATTTTGTCATCAATTCTCACCATATCAAGAGTATATCTTTTCTCCTGATTATAGTGCTGCGACCATTCAAGTTCTAGTCCTCTTTTCTTCGTGTAGAGTTCCTGAACGTGTGTCATTTATAACCTCCTCATAGGTTAACCACATTTTAGATTTACTAGTAAATCCATCTTTTTCCCATACAATATCATTTTCTCCTAGTTTGTCAACTAGTGCATTTTCAAAAGCTTTATCATCATCTTCTGACACAAGATTGAAGTCAGCATGATAGCCGTATGCTCTGATTTGTACTCGGAAAGTTTTCATGGGTTTTTTCTTTCTATCATAAAAAAAGGGCGGCTACAAGAGCCGCCCTTAATTATTCAGTTAATCTAGTGATTACGCACCAGGTGAACCGAAAATACCTCTAGGGTCTGAGAATCCGAAAGAATATCTCTCTCTAGCTTTGTATCTTACGTTACCTGTATCGAAGTCACCTTCCATAGCTGTCTTAATTGGAGATCTAACGAACATTTTTAATCCGTTAGGTACATCTGTCTTGATGAAGAACGCATCAGTGTCAGTTAAGTAGTTGTTCACTACATAACCTTGAGGAACCATCCCCATTGATACTACTGCGTTAATATCATTGTCAGCTGTTCCAACTCTACCTTGAGATTTCATCAATCTCTCAGCAGTAAATTGAAGCTCAGAAGGAATAATCATTTTTACTCCTCTTGCTGCAATTTTAAGACCTCTCTCATCAGTGAATGCCGCGATATCAATTAAAGACTGCTCTAACGATGTTTCGTTAAGATCAGCTGATGTCGCTAACTCATTTGAGAAAGTTCCAGCTATCGTTGGGTGAACAGCAGAACATAGTTCTACTCCGTCACCACCAGCAAATGAACTGTTGAATGCATTGTTTAATACATTCGCAGCTTTTACTTGCTTAGTGTTTGCCATCGATCTCGCTAAAGCTTTTGTGTATCTAGAAGCTAGTCTATCGTAAAGATTGTCTTCGATAGCTTCTTCCGTGATAGCAAATGCTAACGCGATTGTTTCGTGCGAATATCTAGCTGTGAAAGTTTCTTGTGCATTGTCAAAAGTCACGCCTGAACCTTCAGGTTTAACTTGAGCATTTGCGAAACCAGATAACATTACTTCTTCTTCAAAAGCTCTGTCACTGTTTTCTGTGTCGAAAATTTCAGCATGCTGATTTTCATATCTTTTATATTCCAAGCCGAATAGTGCATTCAAACCTGGCTCTAGTTCTTTAACTAGTTGTCCTCTACTTATTGCCATAATTTTATCCTCCTATTACGTGCCTGTTGTAACTTTAAGTTCATGTTCTGCAATGATCACGACAAAATTTACGTTAGCCGAAGCTACGTCATTGTTGTCTGGATCTTTACTGATTCCCATGATTTTAAGTTGTTGAGCTGTAGTGTTTAAAGTTGAGTCATCTAACTCTACTTTAGAAACATAGTTAGGTGATGATCCAGCTGTGTAAGCTAAATCAGCAGTCTTTCCTACGTCTGTCACTGCAGAAGCGGATGCATTGTTTGATTGTATTTCGAACCTTTCGTAAGGGTCGTCTGCTACAAATCCGACAATGTCAGTCGCTGTATTTGATGCCTCCAAATGGTTTGCAAATGTAGGCTTGGAAGTTGATGCATCTGTAAAGAAAACACCAGTAAGAGCTCCTCTCAAATTGCCGCCTGCGCCAGCTACTAATAAGTAACCGCCTGAAGTTTTTACTGGATCGTTTTGATAGATCGCAGAAGAACTAGCAGCAATTGAGTATTCACTCAAACCTTGGTTGTCTCTATTCTGACCAACTTTTCCGATTGCTCTCAGTCCGAAAGCAGCGTCTTGGTTTGCCATATTTTTCTCCTTTTGCAAAACTACTATCCGTAGTCTTGCGGGTTAACATTAATGTGTTTTTGATATCACAAAGAAATTATTTCTTCGTACCACCAAAAGTTACACGAGTCTGCCTATCAGCGTTGATTGGCATACTTGAATGTTGCTCCTTCATAAGATCGTTGTTTACTGCGTCGTCTCTGTCCTTAGTTTGCTGAGCAAAATAAGCTTCTCGAGATTTGGCGATCTCCTCTGGTATCCTAGCCAACACTAGGCCTCCAACTCCGATCACTCCTGCGTATTTGCCGTCTTTCAGTTGTGGATACTCTGAGTCAGGATATTCATCAGCTCTCACTAATTCCCATCCGGATCTCATTTTACCTGACATGTTTTTAGTATCGTCAAATCCTAAAACTTCAGTTCGTATCCATCTGTGCCTGAATCCGTTTGGCGCAGGTGGTGCATCTAAGCTAGATGGTGGAGTCCAAGTCTGAGGTCTCTTGTCTTTTTCTCTTGACTGGCTCGCACGCGGGGTCTTCATTTTATCGTTTTCCATATGCTATACCTCCTTCGTGATTTTTAATTGTTTTGCATAATCTTCTAATGGCACTCCTAATTTTTTAGCGATAGCAACCTGAGAAGGTGTGAGTCTCACGGTTTTGCGACCAGATCTGTTTACACTTCGCTTCGCTGAAGCTACTATTTGTGTCGGTTTGGTCGTATCATTTTGAACCTTACCATCAGTTGTATCAAATTTATGCGGAAATTCAAGTCTTATTCTCTTATCTATTTCCGAATAATATTCGTCAGTCTGAGGATCAAATCCTTCTTCATCCACTAGTTTTTTGTGTAGATCAAATGCAGTATATGTCATAGCTGTATCTGTACCAAACCATCTATTTCTAGCTCCCCAAGACTCTGCTTTAGGGTCTGCTTGCGCTGTTTGTTGAGGAGATACTTTAGGTATTTCCACTTCTTTTGGTTCAGCTTTAGCCATATCTTCATATGCTGCTTTTGCTTCATTAAGTCTTGCTTCTTCGTATCCAAGTCTAGCAATCTCTTTACCAGCTTCAACTTCTGCCGCAAGATCTCCTGCTTCTTTTGCTGCTGCTAACTTAGCCGCTGCTGCTTGTAAACCAGATGTAATTCTAGCTTCTCTATCTTTAACACCAGCTTGTTCAACTTTAGAATATTTCTTTAGAAGTTTTTCTTTTTGTTCTTTTTGGTTTCTAGCAAAAGATAAAGCTTCGTCAGCTTGTCTTTGTGCTTCTCTCCATTTCTTCGTAAGTTTAGATATTCTTCTTTGAACGTCTTTTGAATACGTTTCTAATTCTTCTTTCTTCTCTTCAGGTTTTTCTTCCTGTTTAGCTTCTGGCTTCTCGTCACTCGCTTCTACCTTCTCTTCTTTAGGTTCTTCAGCTTGTGGCGCGGGGCTAGAGTCTTCTTCCTTAGTTTCTACTTCATTCTCTGGTTTTGGATTCTCAAGAATAACTTCAGTATCTTCTCCAGAGGTATCAATATCAACCATAGGCACGTCATTTTTATTTTCTTCTTGCATAGTTTCCTCCTATGTTAAATGTAATGCAATACAGATTCTGGATCCTTAATTGTACCCAAAACCTCATCGTCGTTAAGAAGACGGACTTCTCCACCTTCTATTGGTAAACGTGATCCTGCGTATCTTGCAAAGATCACCCAATCTCCTTGTTTGCACCAAGCACCTGTTGGAAATTTTTCTTTATCTCCATAAGCCATTGGTCCCATCTTTACAACATAACCACAATTCGTTGCGATTCTTGCTTTGTCTAAAGATTCTTGTGCAATAATAATACCACCTTTAGTTTTTTCTTTTGGTGTAAAAGGTAAAACTAAAAGCCTCCAACCAGATGGTTGTGGTAATTCATCTTTAATGTTAGCTACATTAGTTTCGTCTACTCTTTTTGCTTCTTCAACAGACTCAACTTTTTGTTCTTTATACTTTTCTTCCAAAGCGTTTTTATGCTTTGGGACCTCTTTTGTCGAGGTCGATAACTGTTCCTTGCTCATCTTTTTGCTCCTTCATGTTTAGCAGGTTAGAGATTTCCTGAGAAATATATTGGTAGGCATGTGCCTGTCCCATCATATACTTGTATTTTTCCATGTTGTCAACGGTTCCACTTAACATTGAGTCACCAATGTTTTGGTAGAGATCTTTTAACTGTCTTTGTATTTTAGTGATTAGTTCTATATCGTGCATTAATCAAATTTCTCCTTTAATGTTTTTAATTTATCTTCAGCTTCTGCAATTTTTCCAATTAGTTTATCTATTTCGTCTATATGTTGTGGATGCTCTCCAATACCTACAGAATGATCAAGGTATATACCTATGGTTACAAGTGCTTCAGCTATTTGTGCTTCGTATCTTTTTCTAAGTGCTTCTAACATTTCCAACGTCTCCGTGCTTGACGGATACGTGAGTTAGGATCGTTTTGAGTTTTTGCAGATGACCTTTTTAATTGTCCTAGTGATCTAGCGCAGTATGATTTTCTGCGATTTGCAGCTTTCGATCCAGGCTTCACTTTTCCTGTCACAGCTGTTTTTAGTTTACTTCCAGGGTTTGCTCTTCTATAGGCAGCGACACCCTTCTTAGTCATGCCTGCTCCAGACTTTGTAGGTCTGTAGTTCTTTTTAGTTCTAGGAATGGGAGTACCTTTTGCAAAGTCTTTTCTCATTAATCTAACATTCCTTTATAATATTTTGAATACGATGGGTTATTTAATTTCTTACCTGCGTATGTAGAATTAATTGCTGGACCAATATAACCACCTTCACTAGCAAATGTTCTAACGTTTGTAGGTTTGCCGCCTGGATTACCGGCTGCTCTTTTTCGTTTGACAGCAGATGCCTTTTGACCTTTTGTCATCCGTGTGGCTTTTGCAAGTGGTACGCATTTCGGATATTTTCTTTTGCTCCCCTTCGATCTTCCGCAAGGTTGATACTTGCCGTCCTTCTTCGGTGCTCCAATGTCGACCCATTTGTCTTTCACCCATTTTCTTAATCCACCTTCTGAGTAGTACCTACGCATTTCTTTTTCTTCTAGCTAGACCTGCTTTTATAGGGCCACCATTAGCTGCTTTTTTTCTGCCACCTGGTTTTATTTTACCAGAGCATACACCTGATGCGTACATGTTTGCGTACGCCGAAGGGTACACTTTGAATTTTCGTTTCGCCGCTGCTTTACCTTTTGGACAGAGTTTAGCCATTATTTTTTCTTTGCTCCTATTTTCTTTTTATTGGTTCTATCCATTAAATATTGTTTTTTTCCTTTTAAACCTAACGTTGGTTTAATACTTTTAATTGCATTAGGATTTTTTGAACCAAAAGCAAAAACACCTCTGCCTTTTAAAATATCGGCTTTAGTAATTTTTCCGTCTTTGTTTAAATCAGGAAATGATTTTTTCTTTTTAGGTTTAGGTGTTCCTTTACTAAAAAAAGATCTTCTGTTTGGTTGATGTCTTGGATTACTCATTATTATTTTCCTCCTCTAAATATTTGTGTACCCTTTATACCAAAAATACTCGCAACTACAAGTATCCATAAATTAGTGAACCATTTCGGAAGCGACTGGAAATACTCGAAAAACAATTTTACCTTCTCCATGGCTGTCGGATCGTCTGACATCACTGCCCACATCAACACTATAATAGGTGCTGAGATTATAACGAGCACAAATTCGTCCTTATAATCGTTTTGTCTAGCTTCTAGTAATTTGCCTTGGTAAGTTTCCTCACCTCGGGCCATCTTTTCTGCATGCATTAATTGTGCATCAGACATAGCCATTTTAGTCTTCTGGCGGTTAGAATAAATTTTACTTCCCGCTTGTAAAGCAATTTTTGCTAAACTAAACCAAGCCATATTAGTACCACTTAGCTGTTCTTTTTTTCTCTTTTAAAATATTTCCTTGACCTTGAACTTCTTGTTCTTGTGTTTCAGCTGGATTAGTTGTTTCTATCTCTTTTCCACCTTCAACATAACCATCTTTGTTCGTAAACATTTCGTGGTTAAGGTCTTTTTTGTTTTTTTCTGCCATTTTAGCTCCTTTGTTAATTACTTTACTCTTTTTTTAAAATTTTGTCGACAATTTTAGTCGTCTCTTCTAACTATTACACTACTAGGACCCATGTCTTTGGCATTTGGTAGTGTTTTTGACAAAATTGTCTTTTCGATTGAAGTGTTAGCTCTTAATTTTGCTAAATCTTCGTTCTGTTCAAGTTTTTCATCTTGATTTTGTTGATTCATCATCGCTCTCATCTTATCAAGATTGATTCTTTCCTCACCTTCTTCACGTTTTCTTTGATTTTCTTGTGCTTGAAGGTCTAATTCTCTTGCTCTTAGCTTAGCAATTGGATCATTATCAAATTGAGAAGTAATTTTCTTCTCTTCTTTCATAAATTCTTCCATCATGTCAGCAATCAGTTGTGCTTTTCTTGCTTCAATCTTTTCAGATATCATTTTTAATTGCATTTGCATTTGTGGATTCTGCATTGCTTGTGGATTTTGTTGCATTGCCATAATTTGTTGCATCTCTTGTCTAAATTCTACTTCAATTTGTTCTTGTGCCATTAGTGAAATGTGTTCAAAACAGTTTTTTTCTAACGAAGCCATAATCATCGGATTATTTCTAGCCATATTTGTTGCCATAAAATTTAAATGCGAAGTTATGTGTGCTCTGT